CATGTAAAACGCCTCACCGATTCACGGTCGGGAGGCGCTTAAAGGTAGTTGGAACATGCCCAAATGTTCAACTGTCGCTAGTATAAGGCATTTGATTCGGCTCATCATTAAATTGTTGGTCGGATTGGTTTTATTGCTGATCTGCTAGGCGCGTAAGTAAAGAGCCCCAGAGCGCAAGCCGAGGGGCTCGCGTGTTTCTGACCGAATATCTACGGAACCTTTCAGGTCGACAACGTTGGTTCTCAAAGAATGTGTTTAACCAATATGTCAGGAGCGCTCTATAGTGACGGGCCGTACCCTCGTTCTGTTTTTGCACCGTCAGAGACAAACGGAGAACAAGATTCCGTTGGGCACCTCGACGCATCGAGAATTTCGAGTTTGTACCAAAACTCAATAACTGAAATCCGCGTAAACGCTTTATTCGGAATGTACTTAATAAGATCGTATGAGGTTTAAGCCAAATAGCGCATTGACCCGGATTTCGGTTAGGCCGTTTTGATAAAGAGAAGAGGTGCGCGAGGCATCAAATGAGAGGACTTTATAGTTTCCTCTGATACTTTCATTCAGGGCACAATGAGCCGTTTGAACACTACCATCCTCGAACAAAAATGCGCCGTCTCCACCTCCAAAGTCCGCAACCGGTCTGAACGCAACACTGCCCGGAATATTCGGTAAGCCAGCAGCAATGTACTGGCCCACTTCGGAAAGCGTTGTGGTTCCTTCGAGGAACCTATGATGCGTATCCGGAAGTGTGAAATGTGCTGAATCAACGGAACCGCATTTTGTTCCGAGCACAGCAAACAGCTCAGGGAACTCAGTGCGACTAAGGCTTGCGCCATTGCAAAGCAAATATCCATCTGGAATTGTGGCGCCTAAATAGAACACAACAGTACCGATGGGCACAACCATCTTGCCCAGGTTTTTCATAGCACTGAGCAACTGATCCGTTTTTGTTTGGTCAATGGTCAGGCCGTTGCCCTGAATCGCGCAACCGAGTGTCTGAGATACCCAGTGAAACCATGCTGCTCCTGGCAGTGTCGGAGCAATACCCTTAGAGGGATCGCCATTCGTAGGATAACCGGAAGAAACTAAATCAGACAGATTCGGCACCGTCTGGATAGCATTGGCGGTCCATTTCATTGCATAGGTGATTGTGCTCATTGCTGTGCTCCCTCGTATTCAAAAATCGCTGTGACATGAGCTGGAACCAGCTCTCTCATTAGGCATTCAAAAAGCCGATCACCCCACACTGCGAGAGGTTGATCGGCTGTCCAAGTAACGTTGAAAAGTTTTTGCGCGGAATTGGCCTTGACCTTGATCGCCATCGCATAGGCCGTGTTCCATTCGAGCCCGTAGAGCCCTTTGTTTACGCGGTCTTTGACGGTGAAAGCCTCGAAGGTCTCAATCGTTGCCTCATAGCCAAGGCTCTCTGCAACGTCCATAAAAAAACGAGCCGTTAAAGAACGGCTCGATGTGATTTTTGTGATTAACTCTCGTCGCTTTTCCTCTAGCGTTGGATCCGCGAGAGCTGCTAGGCAGGGGGATGGTATCCCCCAATCTGTAAACCAGTTTTCCAACAGGTTGAAGGACGTTCTAGGATCGGATTCCTCGATAACGTGATCCGCCTGGGCGTCCACACGTGCAAACTCTGCTGCAATCGCATGAAGAATGCTGTCCAACATACTGCCTGGTGTTCGTTGCCATATTGGACCCCTGGGCAGTAGGCGTGATAACGCATTGTCGTAGTCATCAACTGAAAACATAACTGCCTCACACGTAGGTAATAGAACCAGGCACCAGGATTTCACCGGTTCCTGCTGGCACATCATCTGTCGGAGAAACGATTCGATAAGAAACGATTTCCTCAACACTGCCCACCGCTCGGTCTAAGGATGTGAGTAAAACTTTCGTAGCCGGTTCTGCTTCGGTCTGGATGATTTGTTTCACTGCGCTGGCGACTTTCGTCCGAATCTCTGCGTTATCAGGTGTTATGTCGAGTGTCATGTCCAGGTTTTTCGCGACAGGTGCGACAACTGTCAAAATGGTTGTCACAGGCATCAGCGTTTCAATGTGTGCCTTGACGCGCTCGACCATCACGGCTGTAGGGATTCCGTTGTCGGTCAGGCCATCCGTCATGAATCTGACAGTGACATGACCAGGGCCAAGCTCTAGCGGATAACACCAAGCCCGCGTTACTCCTGAGACCTCTTTAGCCCAGGCCACATAGTCGGTTTTCGTTCCTGCCTTAGGCGGGTTCTGCATTCTGAACAGCAGACGTTCTCTAAGACTTTCGTCACCTTCTATGTCTGTACCGCCAGAAACCTCACCGGAGGTGGCCTCAGATTCAATTCCTGCGATAGGAGAGACAAGGGTTAGAACAGTGCCGGATTCCAGGTTTCCATTTGCGCCAGGATTCACGGCCTGGATGTTTGCAACTAGCGAGGATTCCTCGGTAGTTGTAGTTGTCTCAAAAACCACCTCATCAGCAGTCTGCAAAGTTGTACCAACCGGAACAGTTCCAGAACCGCGAAATGTGACTGTGCCCTGGGCATTAGTGGCCTGTTTTCTGTAGATGCCGTACTCACTCGCACGGCGCTCTAGATACTTGCCCTCGGCAGAAGTCGCAAAAATCTGTTTAGAGACAAACTCGATATACCCATACAGACTATGGACAGCAGAGGCACAAACGAGAGACATCACGTTGATGAGAGAGCGCCTGGGAACTCGTTGCCCATATCTGCTCTCTGCATCAGAGCGCACTCGGTCGATAATCTCTGTAAGGGTAGGTCTATTGAATGGCATTTACTAAACTCCAAAGATCCTGGAACCTGGCCTCAACACTGCGCTTGTCGCCTGGCTGAACAATGTCAATCGTCATGTTTAGGCGTCCATCGTCACGCCACGCCTCGACATTGATCTGGACGGCAAGGGCGTCATCAATCATCCATTGGAGGCTTTCTTCTGCGTAGGCTTGCGCCAGTGCGACTGTTTCGCGGGTCAGTTTTTCGCGCTGTAATAACCACAAGCGGGAACCGATTTGGTCCCCGCTTATGCTTGAAAATGTGTCTCCCCACCATCCTTGTCGGTAAGGAATCTGAACACCGTCATCATCGTTGGATCGGCGCCAGGAGAACAGACTGATTAAAACAGCCTGAACCAAGGGGTCAGGCTGATATTCCGTGATGTCAACTTTTTGGCCGTTGATTAGGCACTCCATAGAACCTCCTATTTATCCGGTTCCGGTCCACCGTTGTGTTTGTGATGTTCAAGCGAAACACTGCCAGCAGTGACATCTCCGGTTGTCGTGAGAGAGCCATTAACTTTGGCGCCACTTCCGCCAGAGATCTGTAATCCGCCTTTTCCGGTTATCAGTCCATCGACCGTCAACGGGCCATGAATATTTGTTTGAGGTGCCGTGATGTCAACTGCTCCCGCGCTTGTGATCGCGGTTGTTCCGCCCACCTCCGCAACCAGTTTTTTAGGTGTCGAGATGAGCAGCTGATCACGCATGAAATACACCTGCTGGCCCTGATCGTCATAAATCGCTACTTCACCAGATTTCATATTTGTGATGCGGTAGCGTCTATCTGCGACACAGAACACAATGCCGTTAGAGCGATTGCCATCAAAGAAAAGGGCGAATGCTTCCGGCTTCCCGTCTGCGAGAGGTTCAGAAGTAAAGCCATAAGGCTCCACGTGTTCGAGCTGATCTCTGACCTCACCGGCAAGAAACTCACATTGAAGCTCACGCATTTTTTTTGTGGCATATGACAGGCGCACGAACCCACGGGCGATCATGTCCTGTATTTGAGCGAATACGTTTCTCATTTGCCTTTGACATCAGCCCACTCATCAGCTTTTGGCGCTGATGCTGAACCTGATGCTCCTGATGTTTGTTGTTTGTATCCGGCACGCTGATATGCGTCCTGGCTGATTGTTTCGATTTCAGTAATCGAACCGCTTTGGTTGAGATTTAGAACAATTTTGTTGATGAGGAATTGCCCGCTGATTTGCAGGATTGGGTCCTCAAGATCAACAATGGAATTAGGACGCCAGAGCGCTCCATTTGTTTGACGCCAGCCCTGCACGTTGTGTTGACTGCGCATCATGTCAGCATGACGAAAATCCTTCTCGAACTGAGCTCTGCTTTCGTTCAGACTGTTTGAGCTTTGACCCGTGTCTTTGATGACAAGTAGGCGGTAACGTCCGATCCTATTGTCGTAGGCGATCCCTTTATCCTGAGAAACCTGCTTCCCAAATTCCAGGTCAGACCCTTTGTGCTGGCCCAGGACTGCATACACGCTGAAAATCTTCAATGCGTCCCAGTTAGAAGAACCGGTAAGGACATTCTGTCCGACTTTCAACCGGTCAAAGCACTTGCCAGCGCTTCCAACTTCAACAATGACCAGGTTCCCAAACTCATCATCCGTCACAACGAGGTTGTCTTTGGTAAGTAATCGGTTGATTGATTCAACAACTTTTTCACCTGGATTCACGGTGAAATTCGTGTGTTTTGAGGCGAGTGTTGTTTCACAGTGCACCGAGATCCCAAACGGCTCGCATAAGTCTGCGATGATTTTTTCAACCGTCTGGTTGTGCCAGGAGAGATTTGCGCGTTTGGACGGCTTGACCGGTTTGGCCTTAGGCGTTGATGGCGATTTGCCTTTTACATCCGCCCATTCATCCGTCTGCTGCGCCTGGCCTCCACCGGAACTCTGTTGAGCAATGGCAGACCAGGGAGAGCAGCAATCGACAAGATCAACCGTCCTGGATTTGCCTTGCACCTGAACATTAACGCTCTGGGCGTCATAGCTGATCGGCGTGCTGGTGATGTAGCCCGTGCAGACTTTCTCATCTCCGACATAAAGCTCAACGAGCTGGCCAGGTTTAAGCCGTGTGAATGTCTTATTCCCAGGAAAATTGTCAGTCACCGACAAAACAAAAGCTCTGCAAATTTGGTCGATGCTCGTTTCCACCCTGGCGGATTTCCAGCCCTCGTAGATTTGACCATCGACACGCAGAGTGATTTTGTTTTTGTCAGTAGTAGTTTTCATTTGCTCAACAATTTCAGATCATTAGGACAAAAAGCAGAATGAGGCACCTTGTTTCTGATCACGATCTCTTTCTCTCTGTTCGCATCGTTGTAGTAGTCGTAAGCAATGACTACAGAAGATTCATTCTGTGGAATGACGGCCTCAATCAGTCTGCTCAGACCTTCTGCTTTCTGGGTCAGGCTGATGAACACTGCGGATCGAGCCTCCACCAACTGGACGAAAATCTCATCCGTAGTCAGTGGGTTTCTAAGCTCGTTGTCGATGACAGACAAAAGGTTGTCTCTCGTTGCAACCAGCTCATCAACAGAAACAGTGACATTGTTCTCAGTAGTCGCAGAAGTTTCGTTCTCTGCTGCCTGAATGTCTGCACTGTCCTGATCCGCGTCATCACTGCCCGTGATGTCAACACGAGAACCGATGAGCGAAGCAGCACCGAGCGCTTGTGAGAGAATCAGGCGCCTTGTCAGTGTCTCAACTGCGCTCGTGTCATTGAGCTGTAGCGATTCAATAGAACTCGTTACTGCATCCTCATTTGCTCGCGCTGTCGTGAACTGATTGAACGTGTCGGATTTCGTTGTATTGGCGAGCTGATCGACAACACCGGTCCATCTGTGTTTTGAGCCAGCATACTGAGACAATCCCAGAATGCCCTTGAGAGAAGTCGCGAAGTCTGCGGGCGCCGATGTCAGCAGATAGGAGCCTGTTTGAGCCAATTCGATCAGGTCTGAGGCAATTCCGAATGTTTTTGAAAACTCGGAGTTTGCAAGCTCAGTGAGCTGGTTGACCATCGACCCGTCCACAACTCCCTGCACAAACTGATAGAGCGCTGTGGTTTTGAATTTGCTCGGAAAATCCTCAACGGCAGACAGCCCTAATTTGTCAGCCAGGCCACGGATTTCAGATATGGCGTCCAAAGAAAAAGCGGGAAACTCAAGATTCCCCGCTTCAACGAATGTCACCGATATTGAGACATATCCGAGCTCCTCGGAGGTGTAGTCGATGCTGGACGCATCAAACACACTCACCGTGAGATTACCGTCCCACGGATGCACGAAAGTGCCAGGCCCAGGCGTGAGCAGAACTTTCTCTAAGAGTTTGGCCTTTTCAACACAATCATTCCCGCAAAGGAAAGCCGTCATGCTGTAGCGCGTGGCGCCTTTGCCAAGGTCTTCCAAATATGGAACGTCACGCTGTGGATACTCGTGCAGCACCTGTCTGCGCAGAAAAGACTTAGACACAGACAGGACGTTGAAGCCGATCCCCTTAAATGATGCAGCTCTTAATCGTTCAAAAAAGTAAGCCATCAGTGATCCATCCTGTCAGAAAGACCAACGGCACCTGCAACCTGGAGGCCGTTGGTGCCGGTGGCGTTTTTAATCTCTGCGGTAGCCCCATTCTTGGCTGTAACTTCGATGTTCATTGTCCCCTGAACCTTTTGTGTTCCTGCCACAGGTGCAGTACTGTAGGGATAGTTAGCAGAGGAACGAGCGGGAGCAGGTTTGGGCTTCTCATCATCAGAGCCAAAACCGAGCTTCCCTTTTAGCCAGCCAATCGCATTTTTGAACGATTCAGGCAACATATCCGACAAGTCGAATGCGCCAAAAAAGTCGTGGAATTTTTTGCCGATGTCACCAAGAATGTTTTGCGCACCAGCTAGAAGATCAGGGCCGATTTTCTTAAAACTATCTGGCACCAGATTGAAGGAGCCCTCAAAAATCTTGAAAAAGCCCTCCACAATTTTGGTCATATCGCCATTGAACAGACCGATCCAAAGTGTTTTGATGCCGTCAATCCAACCGGAGATGACATTTTCAATGGTTTTGATGGCGCCAGTGAAGATTGCTGTGATGCTGTTCCAGCACTGAGTAAAGAACGGTCCAACCTTGTCCCAGTTGGAGATGATCAGCGCTGCTCCCAGAGCAATGCCAGTGATCACAGCACCTATAGGATTAGCAATGAATGCCATTCCCACGGCTCGAATAATCGGTATCAAAGCCCAGAAGGAACGGCCTAGTGTTATTAGAGAACCAACGAACTGACCGATTGAAATTACAGCCTTGCCCACCATGAAACCCGCGAATGCTTTCATGATGGTGTCGAATCCGCCCAGCTTGTCATACAGCTCGCCAATCGCATGGAAACAGTCCATTGCTTCATTAGCCAGCTTTTCAAAATCGACTTTTTTCAGGCTGTCAGCTAGTTTTGAAACTGCCTCGGAAAGACGGCCAGCAAACGCATCCTTGTTTTTTGCGAGGAACTCGGTTAGATCATCAATCAAGGGTCCGAGCACAGGCGCAAGTTTCGCGCTGATCGTGTTGCCGAAAGAATCAAAAACAGAGCCAAGATCAGTGAATTTGTCTCCCAAACTGGCTGCTGCTTTGACATCATCTTGAGACATGGTGAGGCCAAGATCATGAGCCCGCTTTTCCATGTCTGCCAGGCCCTTAGATCCGTCCTGCAACATCGGAATCAGCTTTTGACCAGCGTCCCCAAATGCTGCGATAGCCATGCGCGCTCTAACACTTGAATTCGTGTTGCGCTGGATAGCATCAGCGAACTCAGGAAGGACATCAGCAGCAGTTCGCACATGACCATTCGCGTCCCTGAGTGAAATACCCAGTTTCTTGAACAGGCTGGCTAATTCTTCATTTTTGCCCGCTGCTGCCTTAGCAATATTCTCGTTGAGTTTGCCAAGGGCTGAATTCATATCCTCAGCTGTTGCACCGCTCAACTTTGCTGCATATTGCAGAGATTGGAGCCTGTCAACACCGATTCCAATTCTCATGCTCGCCTTGTCGATAGCGTCCCCAGTATCCAAAAACTTAGACATCATCTGGGACAATGAGAATCCGACAGCGGATGCAGCAGCGGTAAACGGTAATGCGAGTTTCTTTGCAGTGCTCGTGACCTGATCTGTGACATTAGTCAACGAACGCCGAAAGAATTTAAACTTTTTGTTTACATCCTTGAATTCGTCAGATTTGAGAAGTTTTTGTAACTTTCCCCATCTGGCGGATAGTTGCTTGATAACGGGGCTGAGTTGATCCCTAACAGCAAATATCATAGTCATTACTTTATTGTTTGCCATTCTGTTTCTCTTCCCGCGCTCTCAAACGCCTGTACTGTTGATCAAAAAGGAACGCATCCTCCAAGGTCATCTCAAGAATTTGGCTGGGAGGCATATGCCAACCCCAGCCAATATCAAAAAACCAATCGGTTAATTCTTGAATTGAGATGTTTAAGAGGCCGTCCGTTGTCCGAAAAAACCAGTTATCTCAGCGCAGATTTGCAGATAGTCCTCTGCGCATAACTCATCGACTGTGCTCATCGGGATGCTGGCGCACTCTGCAATATATTTCGCGCAGCGATCAGTCAACATCTCAAAAGAGCCGTCCTGGTTAAAACTAAAGGGGAGGCCGATTTGTTTAATCAGCTTCCCCTTTGGGCTTTTCAGATGGAGCTCGGTCAACTCAGCACCTCCAAACTTGACCGGCTCTGTGAGTTTCATTAAATGCTCCATTTGCCTGTTTCTCCTGCAAAATTGATCGTTGTGTCACTGTCATCACCAGAGACCACGATTGAGTCTGTGACGAAAGCACCGCCTAGCGTGTAAGTCCAGCCGTTTGCGAATTCTGCGACAACTGTCATGTCGGCTCCTGTCTGCAATTTCGCGACAGGGAAATTTTTGTCAACAACAAATTGACCGCTGATTGTCGGAACTACCGGAACTTCTTTGTGGCCACAGACACGGCCATTAGCCACAATCGCCTCACGAGACACATTGGAAGCCGTGGCCGTCATAGAGCCTTTGAGTAAAAGAACCTGTCCATCGACCTTCACATAACAGGTTCCAGCAATTAGTTCTGCCATGATTAAGCCTCCTGATATTGCAGTCTGAACTGATTAAGCAGAGCGAAGATTCTCAACTGGTTGACGTAATCAGGCGGGAACAGAACGTTGATTCTGTTCACATTGTCAGTGTCACGTTCAACAACAAGGTAACGCTCAAAGAGCGTGGCATTTTCAACAATGCCTTGATACTCAAGTTTTGCGTAGGCCACTGTGAGCTCAGACCTGATGATCTTCGGCGTAACAATCGCCTGTCCAGGTCCGAAGTTTGTGCCATCGTTCGCCAGTTTGTGTCTGCCGTATTTGGAAGTGATCAAGCCCTTCAAGTAGCGAAGAACATAAGCTGTTGTAAACAGGGTTTCACAATCGACATAGCTCAGATCTTGTTCGCCGTATTTGTTCACTCGGTAGTTCGTGACTTCACGCTCAATCTGAACAACACCTGCCACAGCCGTGAGAGTTGCCAAGCCGTTCTGAAGGAGCGTATTGCGCTCGGTCAGCTGGAACATCTCTCCTGTCGGAGCGCCTGTGATACCGATCAGGGAACCGGTTTGTGTTGGTCTAGCAGGGTCAGCATCAATGAATACTTTGGTGCGTGCAACTGCGCTGGCGATTGCCTCAACGTCCCATGATCCAAAATTCGGCTCCAATGCGAATGTGGTCATGTGCTGATCATTGCGCGTCTTTCCAAACGTCAACAGTGTGTTGTAGTCGCCTCTCTTTGCTGTGATCACATGACCATAAAGCATTTCATAAGGTGACCACCGGCCACCAGTGTCATTCATGAGGTCTTGGAATGCATCGAGCGTGTCGGAATCACAGTAAGGATTGCCGATGTACTCATATGCATCGGAGCCCATTGCCTTGAGAGCGTCACTTAGATCAGGATCCGTGGCACCACCGCTCATGGCTGTGATTTCCACGCCTAATCCAGGGACATCCATTTCACCGCCAATCGCTCCCCTAACGTTTTTACTAACCAGGATGTTGTTTCCAAGGGTTCCGCCATTACGTGCTGTGATCGTGACCACACCTTCTGCAGCCGTCGCGGTAACCGGAAGGTCACCTTTAGCCGTAATAGCGGAAGCCATCGAGGTGGCCACAGTTGTGGCTGCATCTTTGGCTGCCACACCCACGCGAACCAGGTCAGCGCCTATGTACAGATAGACGGTGCCGGATTCAGAAGCGGTTCCGGTGATCGTCACAGTGGCGGATGCCTTGGTCGCAGTTGTCACGTCTGCGAGCGGGATGCAGTACAGCGCACCGAGCACATCAGTGTTGCGGTATGCCTCGACCATCCTGGCCAGCATGGATCCACGACCAAACAAAGTTTTAGCCATAGCAGCGGAAGAAACTGCAACCGGTTTGCCCGCTGTCGCAGTACCGGAATCAAGCATCTGACCGAATAACAATGCCACGTTACTATTTCCAGGCGTGAACGCAGCAGAGTTATCAACCTCTGCATAAAACAGAGGGACCATCAAGCCGTTGCCTGATGGAATAGTATTAAAAGAGACAGGCATCTGTTACTCCTATTGATTTAACAAAATCTTTACCTTTTCGGAAATTCCGTCCTTCTCAATATCAATATCGTTCTCTTTGAATGGCGGATAACTTTCGTAGAGTGTTTTTTGGTAGGTATCGCTGTAGTCCAGCCGGTACATTGTTTTGAAATCGAATCTGTAAGCCATGCGCTCAGGGTCGAGATAGATGACCTCTGCACCGTCGTAGGCGAGTTTTTCGAGGTGTTTAGGATCAGGGCTCCAGAACAGAATTGCACGGAATAATTCCCCGCGAATTTTGTCAATCTGCTCTAAATCTCCCTGGCCTCGAAGTTCCTCATTGTTTTGGTTTGCAACTTGAACAATGACGGCAAGCGAAACATCTACATTTTGCAGATACTCGCCATTAAGGGAATACTCTCCACCCTGTTCATTTTCAAGAACAACATAAGCAGCCGGAAGATCAGGCGCCTCAACCCTGACTAGAGAATCAACCGCCCAGGCGCTTGCACCTGCGACACGTCCTTTAAAGCTCGGACATCGTTCTCTGATCGCCTGGATGTAGTCTGAAATTCTGATCATCATGATTTGATTCCCTCAACAAAAGCATCCTCCATGCGATCCTCAAACCGCTTCCGGTATTCCTCTGCCACAACCTGCAAGAAGTTCTCGCGGGGGAGCACAACTTTCTTACCCTGGCGTTTCTTGGATTGCTGTTTGGGTGAATCAGAACGCGGTCCACGGTGCCCAAAAACAACAAAAGCGGGATAAAACTCCCGCATGTTCTTTGTCTTAGTAGGTCGAATCCATACTGCATTCCCGCTTTTTGATACCGTTGCTTTGATTGACCTCTGCATTTCACCTGTTTGTTTGCCAGGCGGTTCACCAGGTCGTGATACCGCTCGTTTGCTGATGCGCTGGCGTGCTGCTTTCCTTACGTCTTTTCCGACTTCTCGGAGAGCAGAGCGGATGACTTTCTTATCAAAATCCCAGAACGTGAAGCCATCGGGCGTCCTGACTTCTAAAAATTCGGCGCTCATGACTGGACCACTCCTTCCTGTTGAACGTCTATCACCGTGAAACGGTCTTTCCCTGCGATATCAGAAACTCGCCTTACTCGATACTTCAAACCGTTGCAGACAATCCTGATCAATCTGGTGAGGTCTTGCGGGCGTGTCTTCCCTTCGATGTACCGAGTGAAAACACGGTGCGTGACATTTTCCTCAATCTGCGATGTGTTCCAGAAAATCTGAGCTCCCACGGGCTGGATGTCTCCCCACACTGTGAATGAGGATGTTGTGACATTGCTAAAACCCGCTTCATCATTAGGAACAGACTTTCTCATTTCAAATGTGACCCTGTGCCTGAGGTCACCGACGTTAGGCAGGTTCATACGTGCTCCAAAACTCGGTCATAGATAATGAATCTGTCTAGCAGGTGGTCGTAGTGTCTGATCTGAGAATCTTGTCCCTCAGTAATGGATCGGCGCTCGTAGAGATCGGTCACGTAGAGTTTGATCCACGTTTTGATACTGTCTGGGACATCATCAATGCTAGTGCAGACTGCTCGCGAGTCGGTATCTTTGACGATCTCGCGGTCACAGACCTGTTCTGCAAACTCGGTCGCAGCCAGGCCGTAGGATGAAATCAGAGTGTCATCCGCGTCATGCTCAACCCTGAGGTGCTGTTTCAGCTCCTCCAGTGTCACTGCCGGTTTCGTCATGTTTTGGCTCCTCTTTTGGTTCCTGCTTCGATTCACCTTTCTTTTTTCCAGGCTTCGGTACTTCTGCGAAACCTTCATTGATCAACATCTGAGCCGTGCCATCCGAGACAACAACAATCGAGCCAGCCTCAAAACGTCCGACTACAGTCAAAACAGATTTTGTGATTTTGATTTTCATAAGAAAAAAGGGAGCGGTTTCCCGCTCCCAAACCCTGACAATTCAGATTAGGTTCCGGTGGGCTTTGTAGGCATAGCCAGAGAACCACCGACCAAGGCTTTCGGATGTTCGACCACCAGTGCAAGACGGCGTTCAGCACGAATCGTGAACAGATTCTTGATGAAGTCATTTTCGTTCTGGCTGGCGATATCGATCACTGTGCTCATGCGGTCATAGATCGTGGCAGCCTGAGAGAAGTCACCAACAAGATATTTGCCCTCAGTCATAGAAGCAGAGGTCACCACGCGAACACCCCATGCCGTCATATTTTCGAAGGAGATGGACGGCACGCCATACAGGTATTGATCATTGCTGCCCTTCAAGCCTTGCAGTTTGGCCCAATCCATCGGATTCAGAAGAATCGCATTGGCGCGGTAGTTCGCTGCATTTACCTTTGCGATAGAAAGGCGTAATAGATCGAGCAGAGTACCGGAATCACCGCCAAGATCGGAGTACGTGAATGCCTGGGCCGTGTAGTTGCCATCTTTCATCAAACCGCCGAGGTTCGGAGAAGTGCCGTTTCCGTTGATGATCTGCTGTTCAACTTTGAGGTTGACACCGTAAACCATGCGAGCATTGATGAAAGCTGCGAGTGTGGCGGAATCGTCAATCAACTGGCGGGTCACTTTCGTGAAGTGAGCGATAGTCTGAACATTAGACTGCATCAGCTCGAATGTATCGGTTGACTGCGGTTTCTGTGCAGCTTCCGCGACGAATGCAGCGTTATTCGTGAACGTTCCTTCTTTGAGATATTCCACCGTAGTGACGGAAGTCGGAAGGTGCGGAATCAGACCTTCAATTACTAAGCTCTGATCCGGTTCTGCGAGCACGCCAGGTCTGCGATCCTTCGGAGCCAGTGTGCCAATGCCGATCGGATCGGGAGTTGTGTCAGCCTTGAACACGAAAGCAGCAGAGCGGGCGTTGCCTTTAGCAAATGCCTGGTAAGAATCGGACTTGACGAAAGAATCACCGACAGTGCTCTGTTCCTTCGGAGCGTCAACTTTGATGCTCTTCTGCTGAAGTTCGAGAACCTGTTTATCAATCTGAGCCTGTTTTTCTTTCAGCTCGTTGATTTCAGTTTCGTGTTTTTCAGTGTTTGCCTTGTAGCCATCTACTTTTTCTTTGACGGATTCAAGGACCTTTTCAATTTCTTCCATGATTTTTTCCTTAAAGGTAGGAGTTGAGACGCTTCAAAGCGTCTAATTCATGTTGTTTTGTCTGCTTTTCTGAATCTCTCAGATCATCAGCAAAAACTTGTTTAGCTCTGGCAACAATCGCTAGGGCCACACTTTTTGAAAATCCTGAATCCCTCAAGAATTTCTCAAAATCTCGTACTGTTTTCATCTGTTCAACGTCTTCAGACTTAACAGCGGTAATCTGGGCTTTCGGTTCGCACGGGAATGTGCAGATTGAAATTTCGCGCAGCTTGTCAATCTCTTTGTATGTGTAGCCTGGCTCTCCTTCCTTTTTCTCGTAGCCGTCTTTGGCACAGGAAAAACCGATTGAAAGGCCAGACACAACACCAGCCTTCATCGCTGCGTACACATCTTTTGCTTTGGGAATGTCGAGAATCAACTGGCCCTCAACTTTCAAACCGCGCGCGTTTTGTTCCAGTTTGGTGTACTTCCCTATTGGAATGTCATAATTGTCATGATTAAAAAAAATCGGCAGATTGCCGACATTTTGAAGTGCCTTTGTGAATGCTCCTGGGAGGATTGTGTCTCCCACCAGGTCAACAGAGTTGAATTTTGTAGCGTAGCCGGAGAACGTACCAGCTTCGCTCTGATCATCAAATTTCAATTCAACATCTGATAAATCAAGCTGTTTTGTAATATCCATTTGTATCTCCGATTTATTGCTTTACAGGGTCTTCCGGCACCGTATTGCTCTGTGATGCCTGTTGCTCTCCGAGCTGGTTCACAGGCCACAAATTGCTCTGAGCTGTGAGCTGATCTGCACCATCAACAGGTGGCAGGTTTTCGAGTTTGCGCACCTCGTTGCGCGTCATAAAACCGTTTTGCAGTGCCTTGGAGTAAGAATCGTATCTGCTCGAAACTGAGGCTCTGAGCAGGGCAGACATCTTGAACTCTGCAACATATTTCGCTCGTTCTGCTGCTGTGAAAACCCTCTGCATGATTGCCTGTTCGACTGAACAGCAGAGCGGGTGAATTGTGCTTCTATAGAACGATTCAACAATCTGCTCAATCGAAGCGCCTGATGTTCCGGATGAGCTGTTGATCAAAGCAGCAGGGACGCCAAACCAGCGTCCAATTTCCTCCACTCCAAACTGTCTAGTTTCGAGCAACTGAGCATCGGCAGCAGACATGGCAACTTGTTGATACTTCATATCGGCTGGAAGGAAATTGATCCAGGAATCACCATTGAATGCGCCCAGCTCCCTGAATCTGTTACGCAGTTCAACCAACTGCTGTCCCTTAATAACTCGGTCAACCGTGACAATACCGGTCAACTGGTTACCGTTGCCATAGAGCGCGCTGGCGTTCTTCTGGGCGTTCTTCATTTCGTTTGTTGTTGCTCTCATGTAGTCAAACGTACTGAGACCAACAACACCGTTGCCCACTCCTTTCCAGTGCAAAATTTGATCACTGGTGAAACAGGTGTATTTCCCATCTTTGTTGTATTGGTAAATAACCTGTCCATCCAGGACTGCGACTTCTATCTGTCCTGAGGCTAGAGGAGTCAACCCCATCAGCGCACCGGTTCCGTCCCTATGGATTAGAGCGTAGGCGTTACCGGTCAAGAATCGGTTCATGCTCATGCACAGCCAAAAATCATGGGCTGTCATGATTTGGTTTGGATTGTGTAGCACCTGCCAGAGACGTGTATCCCTGGCAGGAATTTTGTCCCCGTTCCTCTTTACCTCGTAGATGACTAATGGCAGTGTTGCCATAGTCTCAGACAACAGGTTGATACAGCTCCAAACCGCCGATAATTGCATCCCAGCTTCGGGAGGAATATACGGCTCCTCTTTGTTGAGAGTGATCGAGGGAGCCGATTCTTGGAGGCCAGAATAATCTGACAACCCGCCTCCCCAGAGGCCGGAGAAAAATTGTCCAAAAAAGCTCCTGATCTTCATTTCATAAACTCAAAAAAAGGTTTGTATCGGTAGCTTCTCTCTGGCCTGACTGAGCTCGATTGATAGCCATGATCAAAGCAACCACGCCATCGATTTTGTTTTCGGGGAACTCTTTGCGCGGATAGATGTTGTCTTTCGCGTCCGTGTGGGCGATGACGTTGCTCATCATCCAGGTGAGCACCGGGCCTCCATCGTGGTGAAGCGTTCTGTCGTAAACAGCTGCCTGTAGTGACTTCATGGGGTCGGACATATTGAGCACCGTCTGGCGAACCTCAACCATCAGAACCCCTTCATCCTCCAACTCTTTAGACAACTGCGCAGCCTGCCACGGGTCAAAATCGACCTCCTGAACATCAAACCTCGAACAATCTTCAAGGATTGATTCTTTTACAGCGCGGAAATCGGTAACTTCACCTTCTGAAACATTCAAAAGATCCGAGCGTTCCCAGCCTGAATACTGGCTGTTTTTGGCATTCTCAACGGCCCGTCTGGGTAACCAGAAGGACGGGAACACGTAGTAATGTGTTTTTCCGTCCTCCTCGATGCGAGGGAACACGAGAACCTTAGCGCAGATGTCGATCTTGGATGCAAGGTCCAGGCCGATGAAACACGGCTGGCCCTCAAACTCATCCAGGCTCAAGTTGTGATCCGCGCATTCGTCCCAGCGCTTCATGTCCATCCAGGCGCTATCAGCATTCACCCAAACATTGAGGTGTTTCGTGAGGAAATTATTTGCAGCACTGCTCATCGCCATCGCTTTGCGCTGTAGCGATCCAACCACCTCAGGACGCACCGATATATTCCAATTCGGATTTGCTTTCTCTAGCGCTTCCTCAGTTGTCCAATCGTCATCTTTGTCGATGGAGTAGATGATTCCGAATTGAGTTTCATCCTGGACAGCACCGGATAACACCTTTGTGACCATGCTCCGAACCTCGTAGCAGATCCCTGTTTTATCGAATCCAGCGGTTGTAATGACCCACATCAGTGAATTCAGACGTTTACCGAGGGAGGTTTCTACAACGTCATACACAGCGCGAGTTTTGTGCGCATGAAGCTCATCAATCACTGCCAGGTGCGTGTTTAAACCATCGAGGGTAGATCCCTCGGCTGACCTTGGCTGGAATGTACTTCCTGCGCTCGGTAGATAGAGCGCATTAGCCAGAACCTCTAATCCGAATGCGGATCTGAGATCCTTGTTCATTTCGGCCATGCGTTTCGCATCGCCAAACACAATTTTTGCCTGGTCGCGAGTTGTCGCAAAAGAGTAGATTTCCGCGCCTGGCTCTTTATCAGCACACAGACAATAAAGCGCAACACCGGAGCTCAAACAGCTTTTGCCATTTCCACGCGGTACTTCGATATACACGCGCCTGAATCGTCTCCTGCCGTCCTGGGTTTTCCACCCAAACACAGTAGTGAGGATGAAAACTTGCCACGGCTCCAGATGGATACGCTGGCCAGCTAGATTCCCTTTAACGTGGGTAAGACATTCAATGAACTTGCAAACTCTGTTTGCAGCCATCTCATCGAATACAAACCCCTTTGGGTTTTCGAGGTCATCGAGCTGGCGCTTGACCGCCTTTTTGACCCATTCACAAGTCAAGATTCGGTCATAGATGACATCCAGGCAATACTGATGTGCAATCTGTACATAGTCTCTCTTAGTCATCTAAAAACGGGTTCTCCGATTCTGTTTCATTCTGCTGTGCTCGTACTCGTGATCTTGAAATAGGCGTGAAACCTAGTTCACGTTCACAGGCGAGCATCAGTTTTTGAACATTGATCAGTGCTGAAAATGTTGGAGACAGTGAGCGCAGTCCTGAATTTTCAGAGGTTTGCTCAATGTAGCCAGCCTCTACAGCTTTGGACAGTTTCCGGTACAGCGCATAGTTCCGACACCACTTCTCTAAAACACCATGATCCAAAGCAGTGAGGAAACCTTCCGGCGCAACTTTCACCGCCATCATCCACGCATCCCGTGCATCAGCCGTGAGGCCAGGTGGCGGTAGCGGGTTCAGTTTCTCGTTGACGGTCCACTCATGCGAATTTTGTCTGCATTTTTGGAGTGTCCCTTTAGCAGCCTTTTCCGCGTCTGATTTGCGTGGCCGTCCTGCCATAAAACCTCCAAAACTCGCGCGCACGCGCGCGAACTTTTCATTGAAAATTTCGTTTTTGCACGATGTCTCACACAAAATTTCGTTTTTGCATTTTGCACGTGCAAAAAATCGAGTGGGGGCGCGGTCTAGAAGCCTTAGAGCGCAAGGTCTCACCCGCCCCTACCTGTCAAAGTAAAATATCTAGTTAGTCTGACTAGGAGAAACTAAATGGGATTACTTTCTGCAATCTTCGGTGTGTTTTCAAAGCCCAATTCATCCAATACTTCGGACGAATTTCCTAAGTACCCAGAAGGATATGAGGAAGCTCTAGAAGAAGCTGCAAACAAAACTCTAGATCTCGTATCTGGTTTATCCAGATCACAGAAAAATGAAATTGTTTTCTATCTCACAGAGATCCCTAATGGATACAAAAAAGATATATACAAACTCAGAGATACTTGTTACAGCAAAATCAAAGACGCTGAATGGACATGGGAAGAATGGACCTTTTGGCAAAAGATCTGCCTTGAAAAGAATCTCACCACAGATGGCATGAGATGTTTTTGCCTGCCTGTCCCAGAGGTTCCGAATCTTGAAAAGTTGAGAAGAGTTACTCCCAATTCGTACATATCAAAGTTATCGATAAACCAAATAAATTCATTAGCTAAGACCTGGCAAGGATCGCCATCTTTTAAAACAAAGAAGTCAGCTGCCGAATATTTATCCAACAACCTGGAACTATTTCATTCAATCACTGACCCTGCAATCATTGAAAAATGGAAACACCGCAAGGTCAATCTTGATCCAACCCCTGAGCACATTTTTAATCTAATGTGGAGCACGATCTCTGACCGCGCTCAAAACATCTGTGATAGAAAGAATGGCGATACAGGTGCGCTTGATTGGTCTTTGGCTAAAGACGATCCTGAGAATGATGTCAACCAAGACTATAAACTTTACCGACTGTCCAAGAGCAAACAGCTAAAAGATTCTGTACCTTGGCAAGAAAAGATAATGCCCAATATTCCAGGTCTTTTCTTTGAGTATTAGGATCGATTGCCGAAGCCTCCATCTTCACTCGCCGTCTTTCTATCATGACAGCTTTTGCATAGCGGTTGCCAATTTGATTCATCCCAAAACAATGCCTTGTCTCCCTTATGTGGGATGATGTGGTCAACAACTGTTGCCAGAGTAATGCGTCCATTACGTTCACACTCAGCGCATATCGGATGATCTGCGAGGAATGACAATCGAGCACGGCGCCAAGCAACACCGTAGCCTCTTTTGGCACTGGATACTCTGTTTCTATCCTTGTAGCGATTTGCTTCTGTTTTGTGTTTAGAACAGTAGCGCTCGCCTTGGCTGACTAATTCTTTACAGCCTGGATAGTTGCAGAGATGAAGTGGCATAGGTATTGGTGCTGGGGATGTCGCTCCCAGCTGGCGGTACTACTCAAATGAATCGAGCAACAAAAAACCGAACTTGTTAGGGCTCGGTATTCTTTCCTTCCTTCGGGCACGCCAAAGGTCGCCAGAGGGCGATTGTTATCACAAAGGACACACTGAAATTGTCTGTTTCATTATGACTCAATCGTTTTCTAGTTGCAACTGTTTTCTGATGTCCTGCTCGTAGTAAACACGTTTTTGGAATGATTCAATGCAGAACTCTCTCCACGACTTCTCCTGGTCTCTTCGGATTCTTGCTCTGCGCTTCAATGCTATGTAGTCATACTCAGTGCCAAACACGAATATCTTGATATTCTTTTTAACCGGAACATACTCAATCATCTCAGGCATACGAGCCCAAACTGTTTGAAGAAAATCGGCGTCCTTATAATCAGGCGATGGCTGCTGAGGTTCTCGGTATCTCAGTTCATCAGCCTCACGCCAATACTTTTCTTCCTCAGTTTCTGGTTGTCTATCAGCATAGGCGCGCAGGTACTGGCAGATGTCGAATGTCGATGATCTGCGATAGACCTGTCGATCACCGTACACCCTTCGCCAGTTAGAGAGCCGTTCAAGAAAAGCCTCATCAATCATTTAACCTCCTCGCGAATGAGCCGGAAAAGTTCATCAATCGGCAGAATGGCGAGCCATTGTTTTCTGTCTGCTCTGCATACAACAATCGGGCGTTCTGCAACATCACATCCTGCCGTGGCCTGGCTCATCCAGTCGTAGATGTTTCCTATCGCTGCACGTCTTTTTACTTCGATGGAGTAGGGTTTGAGTTTGATGTCTGCACCGCCATCGCGGGTCTGTTGCAGATTCCTATGAACCTCAATTCCGAGGTTTTCAAAAATCATGTCGCAGATTTCGCGTTCTCCGGCTGCGCCTTTGGTTCTCTGTGCTTTGCTCATGCTGCCTCCTGCTTCCGTTTTTCGTTTTCTGCTTCAAGGTCAGCAATCGCCATCCAAAGATATTTGAGCTCAATTCTGAGCTCGCAGTTCTGATTAAAAACAAACGCTGCCACACACAAAATGGCGATGTTGATTAGAGCCAGAACGATCAAAGCATTCTCGATTGTTGAAAGATCCATGTTGTTTCTCCGGTTGTTTGTTATTAGGGTCTCTGGGCGATCATTTCCGCGTGGGCTTTGAACCTGGGAAACTGCGAGAAAAATTTAATTCTTCGCTGTATCCGTTCATCGTTATCACGCTCGAAAACTGAACACCTGATAAATGAAATTGCGTAGCACTGGATGCCTTGACCTTTTTCTGGGTTGTGGCAATAGATGTGCATATCGCCAAAACTCGGTTTTGGAGGAATGTGCTTTTTCCCGTCTTTATCGAGCCAGTAGGATTCAGCAAACTTGCAGTACAGACAGCATCCGGTCAAAGCAAGTCCCTCCAATCCTGTACTGCTGTAATAAACGCCCAGAAAACAATCATCCATTGCAGTAATGGAGTTTTCTCTTGATTCCAGGCGACTAGTCCTGCATAAGCGCCAAGACACAGCGTGAATTTGAATAAAAATCGGGAGAATTTATTCCAGTTCATTGCGCACCTCAAAAATAAGTCTCAGCGTCCTGCTGTCTCTGAATAGCCCGCTGTTTAAGCTGGCGGATGTATGCCGTTAGAGGTGAGATTTCCTCTATTTTTTTATCCTTCTGGCTTTCTTCGCTGTTTTGGATCATTCCAGGCTTGACAACATTGTTTTTGACCCATTTTTTGATTCGGTTGCCTAAGTCATACGCCGATTCATCTCTGTAGTGGCGTTTCCCTTCTATAGGGATGCACGGGATATTTGTCTTTGGGCACAGTTCAGGAATTCCGATTGAACAGAAGTAATCGGTCAAGCTCTGGATGACGTGAGGATGTTTGAGCGTTGAGTTGTAATCATCAATGAGTCTCCAATCGCGTTGCAGGTTTTCCGCCAGTTCGATCAGGTCTCTGTATTGCAAAAGACCAGCAGTGACTTGAGGAAAATACTTCCCCTCAATACCTTCATGGAACTCACAGACATTGATCCCTTGTGCCAGCTGTCCACACCAAACCATGCACGGGCAGCCATTGGCTGCACACAGCTTTTCAAAAACCTTTGGTTTTGGAAGCTCCTGTTCTTCCTGGAAGTCAATGTTTGTTCTTTTTCTTCTAGCGGTCATGATATTTCCTATCGCAAATTTTCTCGAAGTTGTTTGCCTTGGTTATCCACTCAAGGTCTGCTCTAAACGTTCTGCCGTCCTTCTGTTTGACCTGGCCCATGAGAAATTTGGAACGTCCTACAAACTCAAAGAATCGTTTGAAAAAGTCCAGGCCATCAGCTTCGGATTGGAATCCTTGGTCTAAGGACATCTCTCTCCAACGTGCTGCCAAGTTGTTGACGCGTGATGCTGATGTCCAGATTCGGACTGGTGGAAGTCCAGGCAGGCACTCGTGATACAGGTCAATTAGTTTTTGCTGAGGGCAGTGTTTTGAGACCTTGAGGGCTTTTTGTTCCGGTGTCAGTTCTTTTTCGACTGGTTCTGTCAGAGTGAATCCATCGTTTTCGACTGGCGCGGTTTTGCTCGTGTCAGGAGAGACGTTTTCGGCTCTGTGGACAAATACATCTTTAGATGTATTAATAATTGACTGAGTATTGACTGAGTTGTGTACCAAATTTGGTACTGGTTGAAGTCCGTTTTTGGTACCGGTACCAAAATTGGTAGTGGTTTTGGTACCGTTTTTGGTACTGCTTCCTGTACCGTTTTTGGTATTGGTACCAAATTTGGTATTGGTACCGTTTTTGGTACTGGTTTGACGTTTTTCAGCCGTTGTTTCAATGAACGCTTCTTCAATTTTCGTGACGTTTATCGTGTAGAAGTTCTGCCTCCCATTCAAGGATGAGACCTCAATCCATCCAGCCTGAGACAAACTAGACAGCGATTTGTAAACAGTCTTTTTGTTCAGCTCTGTTTCAGCGGATATTGTGCTGGTGGCAGGACGGCAGCTTGAACCGTCATCATTTGCATAGTCGCACAAACAGCGCAAAACAGCTTTGTCAGCAGAACTACCAACAAAACACTTGCCAGCCTTAAATGAGAGAGCGTAGGACATGATCAATCCTGAGAATGATCTTTATAGGTAACCCACGGAGAACTTGGCGCAAGATCCTCACGTTTAAAACGTCCATGACTGAGCGCTTCAATTTTTGGCGCCCAGTCCGTAGGCATAGGCCGTCTACCATTTACGATGTGGCAGATAAACCCACGACTACAGCCCAAAAGTTCAGCAGTCTTTTTCTGACCACCAAAAAACTGAACTACTGCCAAAAAAGAAAGATTTTTCATTTAATAAATCAAAAGCATCTAAAAAAGTGATTTTAGTATATCAGAGATATACGCAAGATCAAACCATGATTTATTTCATTAGGTTTACCATTGATATACATGAAAGGAGAAAACTATGGCATTGACACCACTTCAAGAAAAAGAGTGCCAAACGTTAAAGGCTCTCTTCAATGAAAAATCGACCCTCTCACAACGCGAATTTGTCAAAAAATACGATCTCGGAACTCCGGCTAATCTTGGACAGTATCTAAACGGGAGGAGACCGTTAAACATCACGATTGCTTCAAAGGTGGCAGCAGGTTTAGGCATCAAAGTTTCAGATTTCAGCCCCAGACTGGCGAGTGAAATAAAAGCACTAAAAGGGATTGGAAATATTGAGCCCGTGAAAACTAATCAGAAAAAAATTCCTCTTCTGTCATCAGTACAAGCCGGACTATTTACCGATAGAGGTGCGGTAGTTGATCGTGAAACCTGTATCAGTAATGGAGATTTCATCTATGGCGATAACGAATTATCCGATGATTCCTTTGCTTTTAAGATTACGGGTGATTCAATGACACCAACATTCACCGAAGGTGACATTGTGATTATTGATCCGAGCTTGATTCCGCAGCCAGGTGATTTTGTCGTAGCCCAAAGAGAAAGCGAGTACACAGACGGAATAGAAACAACATTCAAAAAATACAGACCAAAAGGGATAAACAAATTTGGTCAGCAGGTCTTTGAGCTAGTTCCGCTTAACATTGACTATCCTACAATCTACTCAGATCGAAAAAAATGCACCATCATCGGCGTGATGGTTGAGCATCGAAGAAGTTACAGACGTAACACCTATAGAAACTAGCAAAACTAAAATATTTATCAGACCGCCTTCGGGCGGTTTTTTTATGAACGCGATTGAATATCTAAGATATACATACTGAACGATTTGAATATATCAGTGCTATTGACAAGGCTATATATCACTGATATATTTAGTCCCAACGTCAATCGTTCTTTAACTGTTTTCTGGATGACGTTCACAGAAAACTCAGGCTCCTAAACGCGAGTAAACCGAAAGCGCATGGAGCGCGAAGGGTGGCAAGTGAATTGCGCCTAAAAAATCGGATCGAAAGAGAAGATGTGGCAGAGAGAATGCTGAAAGGATTGGGTCGTTAAATTCGACCGGTGCGAGTAAGGGCCACTCGAAAAAAGACAGTTCACAAACACAAGGGCACTCCTGAAGATAGTCGGTAAGTTGCAGATCTCCTGAGGTTGGTTGGATGGAGTGTCCTTCTGTTTGAGCTTATTTAGAAACCCCTGCGTCTGGGTCATGTACTGCTAACCGACCAAAAACGCAAATACACGCGGGGGTTTCTCAATGAGCTCTGATCATTTTCGTAACGTCACGAAAAAGACCGCAACTTGTACATTTTTTGAACAAGTTCATTCACAAGTCTCCTGCTGTTTTCATCAACCCATTTTCTGGGCTCTCGATCCGCTATTACAAGACCAGCAGGAGGCTTCTGAATGAGTTTCAATAGAGAACACCAAATGATAAAGATTAAAGATGACGACTTGAGGGAAATCCTAGCTCTGTCAGATGCCAAAAGAATAGCTTACGGCATTGAGGAACAAATGAGGGAGATGATAACCCTCTTAAACATGGCTCAAAAATACATGAACAACAGAGCAGATGTTGAACAACTCAGAGCAACCGTTTTTTTTCTTCGATGTAAACGGATCGATATTGACAGAGTGATCAGGAAAGTGACCAATCTCAACTCTTAATTCAGATAGTGGTCTTTTTCACATACATAGGAGTAAACATGATTTTATTGCCAGGCGAGGGAGCACAAATCCTCAAAGAGGTTGTTCAGGACATTGTTGATGATCGAGGCAAAACAATTGATTTGAATGATGCTCTCAGATACGCAGAGAGGGCCGTTGTCCAAGCCCTTCTAACCGGTCAGAAACACGTCACTCTTGATCTTGATCGAGTGGTTCCGATGGACCGTGCGCAACCTGAAGTAAAAGCCCTGTTCAAGGAGCACAGTCAAAATCTTTTCTGGGATAAATGTCTGGACATCATTGATGGACTTTTCCCAGACATCAAATAAAACCCAATCTTTGGGAAACCCCGCCGATTTTTCACTTCTCCTTTTAGATCGGCGGGGATTTTTTTTACCAGTTTTTGAACCTGCGCAAGGGATTATTAAAGTCCCCCTCCTATCCCCTCGTTTGCTGAGTAAGTATCTAGGTTGAGAAAGCAAGGGAGTACAGCATGCGGGAATAATCAGTAATCGGGCAAAGGCCTTGGTTTGGGGCCCCATAAGGAATTACTGATCGCAGGTTCATCCAGTTTTTCAAGGTGAGACCATGAACGAAAAATTTGATGAACTACTAAAGAACGATGTCACGTGTGCTCTGTGCGCATTTGTTGCGTCTTTAATCGCTTTTCTCATTCTTACCTTAGTTCTCGGAGTGTGAGTTTCATGAATATGAACCCGCGCTGCTGTCCTGGCCCTGGCGACCTTTGGCAACTGAGCTGGCAGGAAGAAAAACGGCAAGCCGAATATGAGCGCCTGGTTGAGAAGTTCTTTGAGAAGTACATCCCAGAGTACTGCGATGAGCACATCAACGAGCTGGCAGAAGCGGGCGAGGATGAAAGACATCCAGAGATTGAACCAATTTTTGATGAGTTTTTGAAAGAGGAAGGGTGGCACTGATGGCCTGGACTCGTGAGCAAAAAAACGCCTACAACAGGGCAAGATATCGTGAAACGCACCCGCCTCGAAAAAGAGGCCCTCGCCAAAAAGACGAAAAACCAATCCTCCCACAGACACCGTTTTCAGCTTTATTTACAGAGTTTTTTATTGACCGGAATCCGAAAAGATGAATGAACAACAACGATCCGAATGGCTACAAGGCAGACGCCAAGGCATTGGCGGTTCAGACGTTGCAGCAGTGTTAGGCTTGAGCCCGTGGAAAACAGCTCTTGACGTTTGGAACGATAAATTAGGATTGTCAGAAGAAAAAGGGATGTCTGAGCCAGCCTACTGGGGAACAACCCTAGAGGATACGGTAGCCAAGGAGTTTCAAAAACGGACAGGCTACAAGGTCCAGCGCGTTGATTACCAATTCTCAGATCCTGAGAACTCTTGGATGATCGCAAACATTGACCGAGCGATTATCAATCGGGAGATCGCCAAAAAAATCAGACCTCTTCTGAACGTTGAGGAAATTGAGCGCTACGCAAATATCACGGGCGTTGAGCGACCGATCAATACCGATGTGGCGTTTGAGGCCAAAACAGCCCACGCCTTCACCGCTGATTTATGGGGCCCTTCTCAAGAGCTTGAGATCAAACAGAACAACATCAAAACTGAGCACGTGATACCGCTGTATTACGAAACTCAGGTCCAGTGGTACTGCGGAATTCTGAAACTCAGAGGAATGTTCCTGGGTGTGCTGATTGGCGGGGCTGATTATCGTCTCTACTGGATCGAAGCACGGCCAGACGTGTTTGAGGCCATCAAAGAAAAATGCAAAAAGTTCTGGTTCGAGAACGTGCTGAAAAAGATACCGCCGGAACCAGCGAACATTAAAGATGTGCTCAAACTTTACGGGAGAGGCAATGGGGAAACTTTGGAGGCTCAGGGTGATCTTGTTATTGATGTCGGTGAGCTTGTTCGTGTCGATAGTCAGATTCAAGAACTCAATAAAGAGAAATACGCTCTCAAGAACAAAGTTAGCGTCCAGATGAAAGCATTTGAGGCAGTCTCCATCGGAGGCGAGACGGTCATCACATTCAAGCAGCAGACATCAAGGCGATTCGACATTGAAAAATTCAAACGCGAGCACCTGGATTTGTACCTCGCATATTTAAAAGAAACATCAACCCGTGTAATGAGACTTAAGGAGTAAAAAATGGAAAAACTATTGAGCCAGGCAGAACTGGATACAAAAATCATGAACATGTTTCTGACCACGCCAGCAGAGACTTGGACAAAGACCAAAACAATCTGCTTCAACGGCGGAACATGTCTCACTGTTACAGTTTCAAAAACCACCGTATCAGTGAATTTCTCGACAACAAGAAATGGAGTTTTATGCGCGTTGAAACTGGGGAACTATTACTCTGAAAATCTTGTATCTGATACTCTCATTGACTTTCCTTTCAGAAGAAAAGATTCGATTACGTATGACCAGGCGCTAAACGTTTCCGCTTTTATGCGTGAGCTGAGCGATGATGATCTTGTGAAAATCATTCATTCACGACATCGAGGCCAGGTACTTTCACTTGAAAGAATGAGAGAGATCGTTGATACAAAAATAGGAGTTGCGCCTGTCGAAACGTCAACTCCTGATTTGTTTAATGAATCTAAGGACACTATAGCATCCGAGACTGTACGAGACAATCCGAAACCTTCCGAGAGCGAACAAACTAAACAGGATATTCAGGATGAAATCGAACTCCTGAACATGAAAATCAGACGAGCAGAACTGCTCAAAAAACTCAAGAATCAATAATCAGGCCCATCAATTTGATGGGTTTTCTTTAGGAAAAATCAATGTCAACAACAGATCAACTTGCAGCAGTAGTCAATCCGACAACAACAGCACCAGTTGCCAAACCGAAGACAAAAGCGCCGATCATTGTGCAGCAGGTGCTTTCTGATCAGTTTAAAAAGCAGTTAGCCCTGGCGGTTCCCAAACACTTGAATGCTGACCGTATGGCCCGCATTGCTGCCACTGAAGTACGCAAAAACAAAGCACTGCTGAACACTGAACCGACATCATTCTTAGGGTCGGTCATGCAAGCTGCGCAGCTAGGTTTAGAACCAGGATCGGCGCTTGGTCAGGCTTACCTAGTGCCTTACGGGAATCAATGTCAGTTGATTATCGGTTACAAGGGCATGATCGACCTTGCGCGCAGATCCGGCCAAGTTCTTTCCCTCAATGCCTATGCAGTGCGTGAAGGAGATGACTTTAGTTTCCAGCTCGGTTTAAAACCGGATATTCATCACGTCCCTAGCCTCAAAGCTGACCGCATCAAGAAACCGATTACATACGTGTACGCTGTGGCAACCTTGAAGGGAGGCGGTTATCAATTTGAAGTGATGTCTCGTGCTGAGGTCGAGGCCGTCCGAGCCAAGGCCAAAAGTAAAAATATCTGGAACACTTACTTTGAAGACATGGCCAAAAAGACCGTCATCCGCCGATTGTTCAAATATCTGCCCGTCTCGATTGAGGCGCTGGAAATCACAAACGCCGATGCCAAGAGAGAAGCTGGCGAGAAAGTCGAGCCTGATGACGTGATCAACATCGAAGCTGTATCTGTTGAGGATTTCGAGGATGGCGAGGTCATCAGCACGCAGGAGAGCGCACATGAGCCACAGGATTGATTTCGTTTGGCACGCTCCTGAGGTCTACAAAGTCAAATTCGACGGCGAGACAGTCTGCACGCTGTACAAAACAGATGAGGGCTACTGGACACTGCGCTCAGACAGCTCGCTCGATTCCGAGCTTGAAACCATCCTCGTTCAATCGCTCGTGACCGATTACTGGGAACTTCTCTCTGAGGCCAAGATCTCGATCCGCAGGGCGCTAAAATCGTACAGTCGATAAATTGCGGATTTCAAAATGAAGAACAACCCCTATAGAGTTGATCAGTATTACAAATACTCGTTGCAAGAATCCCATGAGCTCAACAAAGCTCACAAGGAGCTACTCTTCGGAAAATTCCTAGACCAGCGCAGTGAATTTGTTTACCTGGGAATTATTCAGCTTATTCAGAGGAACATAGGCACGCCTTATATGCCATTTGATGAATGCGCTGTAACAGTCAGGCAACACAACGAGATTCTGAGATTTTTCCCTAAGTTTTTGAAAAAGCTGGGGCGCTATATAGATTCTCATGACGGTTTTGACATCATTCGGTATAAGCATTGGCACGAGCAACTAACCGAGCTGTACAACCAGCTCAAAGAGAAAAAAGCCGTCCTCAATGATTGAAATTAACTAGTAACAACAAAGCCTCCGAATCCAAACCTCGGAGGTTTTTCTTTGGGAGAAGAAAATGAGTGATTTCCTATACACCAAGCAGGATTTGAACAACCTAAAGGCTGCGTTCTCTGACTATATCGACAGTCCAAATATCACAGAGCCTCAATTTTTTCTTGTTGGTCAGGGAGTATTGCGTTTTCTTGAGAATTGGATGGGTAAATGTATTGACTACCACGAAAACGAAACAAAAGAGGAGTCTTTCGTTTACGTTCCAGATGAAGTCCACTTCTACATTCTGGATTTTGTTGAAGATTTAATCCTTGATTTAGAAGAGCGTATCAGGGAAAACAAAGATGACACCTATTGGCGAGAAGAATACGGCGCTTCGCTTGAATATATGCAAGATGCCTACAACCAACTTGAAGCAAAAGAGCCCATTTGATGGGCTTTTTTATTTGGAGAAAAAATGACACTCCTAGGAAAACAAATTAAATCATTGCTTAAAGCAATCCCAAAATACAACTTCCGATACTACTTAAATGGGCTGTACGTTAATTTCGACTTAAAGGAGATTGCAGTAACAAACGGTCATATTCTTGTTTTACTCGAAAATCTTGAAGAATTAGATTTAGATGGAACTGGAGAAGTGATCATCCCCAGAAAGGTCCTCGAAGCAGCGACTAGTGTTTGTGACCTTAAGGCGCCAGTAAAGATTACGAATTCAGAGTTTTCTATTGGTGATCTTACTATTAGATATCAGCCAATCGAATACAAATATCCTGATATCCGTCAGGTTTTCCCAAAGGAAGAGATTTCTTACAACGATAGTCGGTTCTGCTGGTTTCAATCCGAGTATGTAAGAATCGTTGAGAAAATATCTAAAGAGTTCCTTGTGGACTTCAAATTTTACCCTCCGAAAAGTACGAAGGGAGGCATTTGTAAATTAACCGGCATTAGCTCAAACAGCTCCGCTTTCGTGACGATATTACTCGCGAAGTTTGATGTTGAAATCAATGGAAAAGAAAAAACATGAAGATTGTTTTTATTTGCGTTTCTTTAATCGTCTTTAGCGTTTCGTTTTTACCGCTGATAGTTTCTTCAGACTTACCGACGTTTTTAATCGGCTGCCTGTTAATCGGTTTGTTCACGCTTTTGACGTACCTCGTTTATTCAATCGTTTTAAAAATCCTAGAGAAGGAGAATCAAGAATGAGATTGTCAACTATCGCTGCTATTGCAGGAGTTTCGGCAGCCGTTGCAATCGGCGGTATTTATGCACTTTGCAACCTGCAAACTGTGCCAGCTGGTTATGTCGGAGTGAAAGTTAATCTGTACGGATCTGATAAAGGTGTGCAACAGGAGGAACTAGGAGTAGGCCGTTACTTGTTGACATGGAATGAGCAGGCGTACCTGTTCCCCACGTTCAATCAGCTACACACATACAAAGTTCCGTTCACATTCCAAACCTCGGACGCTATGGCCGTTAATGCCATGATCGGCGTTGAGTATCAGGTCAAGCCCTCGATGGCAACTAAAGTATTTCAGACTTACCGGAAAGGCGTTGAGGAAATCACTGATGTGAACCTTCGCCAGAACGTATCTGATGCCCTGATCAAATACGCCTCTCTGATGGATGTCAACGAACTCACAGCGAACGGAAAATCTAAGCTGTTGGAACATGTAACCGAAGAATTGCGTCACCAGCTCGAAGATGTCGGGATTCACATTATTCGAGTTTCATGGGCGTCCGATATCGAATATCCGCCTCAAGTTCGTGAATCAATTAACGCGAAAATTGAGGCAACACAGCGTGCAATGCTGAGGGAAAACGAGGTAGCACAGTCAAAAGCTGAGGCCGAAAAAGCACGTGTAGCAGCGCAAGGTGAAGCTGATGCTCAACTCACTAAGGCCAAAGCAGAAGCCGAATCTATCGCCATCAGAGCCAAAGCGTTACGCGACAATCCCCAAGTTTTGATGCTGGAAGCAATTTCCCGCTGGGATGGAAAGTTACCCACCTATTTAGGTGGAGATTCACTTCCTGCACCGTTGATGCAACTAAAGGAGCAAAAGTAATGTGGGTCATCAATGATTTAAATGTAGCTAATCGGATCTATGAATACATCAGCCCAGAGGCATTGAGCGATCTGTACGAGAGATGCGATAAGTATAGTGATTTTGAGTATATCTATGTCGCGAAGGGTGATACAGAGTTTCTTAGGGTTTGCAAAAGGGTTTTCGAGTGGGTTGATTATGATCCAGACAAATGGAACCCATTCCCCAAAAATCTACCCCCAAAAAATGGCCCTTATTTAGTGACGGTGAAACCAGATTATGGAGCTAATAGGGTGATTCCATGCCGATACAACAGAGCGGGAGGTTGGAACGGTTTAAACAATAAAGAAGTTCTAGCGTTCAGAGAATATCCGGAACCATATCAGGAGAGCAAAGATGTGGAAAATTAAAAAACCTGAAGCCTTAAAAGAAAAGATCAACCATTTGTTATCGGATGTAAGCATCGCAAATCGTTGCTACTCACAAATGGATGATGTTTCCGATTACATTTTGCTGACAGGTGAGGGAATAGATCTCAAACTTAAGAAGGAAAATTTTGAAAAAGTTCCTGAGTACGATCCGAAAGGATGGAACCCATTCCCCACTTTAAGACCTACCCGAGCTGGCAGCTACCTTGTTTACCTAAATGGCAGATTTGAAAACCGGATTAAAGCTGCTTACTACCCTTAAAGTAACCAAAAACGATCGATAAATTTAAAGAATCCTCTCTTTCAACCGTAATTATCTGAATTAATTGCGGTTTTTTCTCGTATTTTTTTTGTAATCGTATTATAATACGATTATTATTGAGAGGTGCAATTATGGGCAGACCTTTATCAGGCGTTCCTCATGTTGGAAGACGTACGGAAACCAGAAAAGACGGAACTAAATACATCTATGAGAGGACCACTATTTATGACCCTCAGACCAAGAAGATTAAAGTACTTGGCTGTAAATTAATCGGTAAAATCCTCAAGGGAAGCAATGAGATTATCAAAACTCGTCCTAAAAAGCCTGCCGCGCCAAAGCCTGTTGCACCGGTCAAGGTTGCAAGATCTCATGTCGGCGCCTCCGAAATTCTGGATTTTGTCGGAAAACAGAGCGGCATTGATACCTGCATTCTTCGTTCGCTTCCGCAAGCCGAAGCACTCAAGGCCATCAGCTTGGCTCGTTATTTAGCAGCTTGTGACCGAAAGACACTTCCGGGTATAGAGACTTGGCAGCTCAATCATCAAATTCCCTATCTCGAACCTTTGACGGAACGAGTGTACGGGACACTTTTTGAACAACTCGGGCGAAACGAATCTTGGATTCAAAATTACTTCCGGCATATTGCATCGACGCTTGAAAAAGAGCCCGCCCTGGCCCTGGATTCAACGACCTTCTCAACTTACTCAACAAATCTCAAGGAAGCCCGATACGGCTTCAACAAGGATGCTGATGGACTTCCCACGATTAAATTTGTGACTTTGTATTCGGTGAAAAACAGGCTGCCTATCGCTTATTGCAAGCAGCCGGGCAACATTCCCGATGTCATCAGTATTCAAACTGCACTCAAGCAGCTAAGTGTTCTCGGAGTAACCAAGCCTTTGATTGTTACTGACAACGGTTACTACAGCATGGGCAACATGGTTGAATTTCTAGACTCGAATATGAAATTTCTAACCCTTGCATCCCGATCGGCAACTTGGCTTCGCGATATCGTGGAAGAAGCACTCGCAGAGTTGGACAACCTCGACAACATCTGCCCTTACGACACGCAGGTCAAGGGAAAAACCGTCAGCAAGATGCAGGAATTCTCACGTCTGCGTCACAGAAGCACGGCTTCTGCCAAAGCAGGGGAAACTCAGAAGTTTAGCCGCAGAATATACGTCCACATTCTGAGGAACTCTGAAATACAGACTTGCAAAACAAGAGCATTAGAGGAAGAACTTACAGCACTGAGAAGTACGGTATTGAGCGGAGAAGAGCTCTCCGAGTCTGCGGCAAAGAAAGTTGAAAAATATTTGATTCTGAGCCGCCAGGGACGCGGAGGAAAATTAACCGTTAAATTTAACCAGGAAGCCTTTAACGAAACAGCTAAGTTCTTTGGATTGTTTGTGCTGGTATCGAACAAAGCTCAAGACTGCTTTGAGGCGTTAGAAGATTATCGATTGCGGGAAAAAACAGAGGAAGCCTTTGGAATATATAAAGAATATTGTGACGGCAGAAAGCCGAGAGTCTGGACAGGCGACCGCCTCAGAGGAAGGCAATTCGTACAGTTCATTGCTTTGAGCTATCGATGCTGGTTAATAGGAAAGGTTCGAGAAATCAAAGAGTTGTTGGCTAAATGGCTGGTAGAAAAAGAAAAGAAATCTGAAAAATCCAAAGCAGAGAAACTGCTAAGCTGGCTGGATAATAGGTCTCTGGCTCAGATTCTAGATTGGTTCGACTGCATTGAGGAAACAACTGTGGCGAGTAAGGCCGGAGAAATTCGTTGGAAAACGGAATCTATAGAGCGAGACAAGTTCTTTTTATCTCTGTTAGGAATGATAATTTAATGATCGCCTTCGGTTACTTTTAGGTTACTACAACACAGATTACAGAAACTGGGACACTTATAGTGACGCTTCCGTGTTAGCTTTCAGAGAACTTGAAATTGAACCGCCTAGTGAAGATGTTTTAAAGATTAGTCGTGCTGCTCGGGAGTGAGAAAGATGAACATCACACTGACACACACTGAGCCGTTAAATTTTGACTGGGAAGATAATGACGTTGCGAGCTTTTACGCAGTAAAGCTCAAATATGATCGCTGGCTAAGGATTTTTTATGCCGAGCAGGATTCAAATAGAGCAGATTCTTTCTGGCTGGTCGATCCGAAAGAGGATGAGATTCTTGACAGGGACAGAGCCGATTTGATTGAGGCATGGGAGCCGATCAGTACACTTGATTTCACGGTTAAACATGTCAACTAACAAGAAACCCAGGAAAATTCAGACGCCCCTAACAATGGGGCGTTTTTCATGGAGGCGGTATGCCAAAGGATTATCCCTATGGAGAGGTTGTTTTTAGCAACGATGGCGAAACTCTTCTATACGGCTGGCTCGACTTTGAAGAGGTGATTAAAGCTCTCTCAGATTTTTTTTATGCACCTATAGAACCTTCCGACATTAAGGATGTCATCCATGAGTATTGGAAATTCGTCCCGTGCCGAAACCATCCAGAAGGGTATCCAGGACTTTATTACAAGTGCAAACCGAAAACGAGGGGAGCTTTGAAGGGAACTCGCGTAATTCTCAAATAGAAGGTGAAAGATGACAGATACAAAACAACAGACAGCAGGTGCATTCACATTGACACCACATGAATATGATAAAACAGAGTGCATGAGGGTGGTCAATGACCTCAGAGAAAAATATTCAGCAAAAATTGACAGTGAGTTTGAAAGTTGGATTGACGATTTGAGCAAAGCACTACCAGGCTCCAATTTGTCTGATGACCCAATAAGCAGAGAACGCTGGCGCATCATTTTCGCGAAAATGGCAGCGATGCCGAAAGACCTAGAGACTTTTAACGTCAAGTTATGTTTGCACAAGGACTTTTGCGACACATTGAACATAATCTACAGACAGAAGAATCATGATTATGGCGATTCTTTTGCGAAAGTTCGTTTAGTTGTCCCCAATGCAATTCTCGTGAGGTTGATGGACAAATTGGAGAGATTGAAAACACTATTAGGCAAGGGCGAACAAGCCCAGGTCGTTGATGAAAGTATTTATGACACTCTCATTGACATGGCTAACTACTGCATCATGGAAGTGGTTGAGCGCAGATTGGAACTGGACGCTCTTAACGAAAAGTTCAAACAGAGGCTCAACGAAAAGCGCGAATCAGAACCTCAGGAAGAACCTCCTAAGCCTTGGGAATGATTAACGTATATCTGACAGACCGCCCACAGTGGCGGTTTTTTCATGGACAGAACAAATGAATAAAAGTATCAGCCTGAGAGACATAACCGAGCAGATTGAAATTCCGGCATGGACTAAGGCGATCACACTGACCGCTTTTTCTCAGAAAAAATTCTCAGGAGAAAAGCTCAACGGAATTTATAACCTTTTTGCCAAGTTGCTGGGCATGAGTGCTGATGAAGCACGCAAAAAATACGCGCTCCGATACTCAGCAAAGTTTGAACAGGATAAAACAGAGTACCTCGTTGAGTTTTTCGATTCGCCAGCCGATGGAAGGGAAACTAGGTATTAAGGAGGGACAAAAATGAAAACTAGGCTTATCAGAATCAAAGAGATTGCTGAAATCTCAGGTCTCTCAATCTCGACAATCAAGAACTACATCAATGGCGGGTATTACTCCACACGAGGATTTATTCATAAGGACGTGGGATTCCCCAAACCCGCCAAGGTGGTCAATGGGATCAGACTGTTTGAGGAAAGCAAAATCAGACAGTTTTTCAACATTGCTTGATCAGACTGAAACAATACTTCGCCCAGGCGTCCATCATTTCGCGACGCCTGATAAAAGATTTATTCCGCTCGTATGCACCGTTATAACCGTCCTGAGGTTTGTGGTGCAAACAGAGCTCTGCAACACGATCACTAAATTTTTGATCGTTCCCAAGCTCATCATCTTGAGCCCACGTCCTGAACGTTGCACGGGCTATCCCGTGAGGAGTGGCGCGCACCTCTTTCTCACGCGAGCGTGTCTGCTCGCAGTCAATCCACGTGCCAGGCAATTTTTTCACGACATTAGAAAATGCCGTGTCAGTCATAACTTTTCCGGAAGGATTTGGAAATATCAAATCCTGACCGTCACGCCTAGGCATCTTCCTCAAAAATTCGATCAATTCATCCGCCAGGGGGACGATCAAGGCCCCATTTTCTGACATTTTCAGCTGAGACGGCGGAATATCCCAAATTCGATTTTCAAAATCTATCTGGCTCCACTTTGCTTCACGCGCTGTCATTGAGCGTGTGGCTGTGAGAATAGCGAAAAACGCGCACCTGTTTGCATTAGAATCCGCGAAGTTGTCATGAAGCTCCTTCATGAAAGCGGGCAATTCTTTCACGCTCAGGGCGCCTCTGTTGCGCGGAATATGCTTGCCAGGAGGTAATAAAAATTTCAATGCTCCTGATTTATCCGCTGGATTATCGTGGTTGAAATATCTCTTTGCTTTCGCCCAGTCAAACACTCTTTTGATTAACTGGACAACTCTTTCAACCGTATCCGGTTTATCGTGAATTCGTTTCGCCAGCTCTGCGATGTTGTCGCACGTTATGGAGTTGATCTCAAGATTCCCAATAAACGGCAGCACATGATTTTTCATCCTGGATCTGTAAACACGATGACCTTTGTCCAGCTCCTGCCATTTTCCAACCTCCAGATTCCACGCCTCGAACCTTTTGGCCACGTCTGAGAACGTCAACGAATCAACTTTCTGCTGCTTTTCTTTCTTCTCAAAACGCTGTAGGAATTCTTCATCTGTGAGAGCTTTTAATCTGGTCGCCTCAGCCCTGGCCTGAACTAGTGAAAGCCGTTTTGTTGATCCGATACCAACCTCACGCCTCCTGCCGTTGATTGTTCGTCTGAAATACCAGGAGCACGATGGACCACGTTTTCTGAAACACAATCCCTCAATTTTTGAATCAAAAAAATATCCGTCCTGCTCAACGTTTTCAATAAATGTCTGGGTCAGTTTAGTAGCCATTTTCTGCCTACCTTATTGCCTACCGCAAAAATTAGTTTAATTTAGTTAGTTTTAGTTTAATCTGACCAAGCGATAAAGAAAAGGAATGGGCTGGAAGCCAATAACGGCGGGACTTTTTAGTTAGTTTTAGTTGGATTTAGTTAGGTCTGCTAAGGGGAGGGGTGGTGGCCCGAACCGGACTTGAACCGGTACAGCTTGCGCCGAGGGATTTTAAGTCCCTTGTGTCTACCAATTTCACCATCGGGCCGCCAAGAGATCGCATTCTAATATAAATTTCGAAAAGCTGCTTTTCCCTTTATTCAAGTCTTCGATATCAATTGTTTCTTCTCTTCGT